GTCTGCGTTCCTTGGCGGTAAGAAACTCATGTAAATCTTATAAACTTTAACGAGTCTATAAATTAGAATATCTTATACTTTCATGGAGAATTTATAAGGATTTACAAGGATTTTTGGAACGGTGAAGATGATGAGATGATGATATATAATATGTTATATCATCATTAGAATAGATTAGTTAGTTAGTTAGAATTAGTTAGTTAGTCAGAAATTACACAAGCGAAGACATAAAATTGTTCATATTTTTTGTTCCCAAAGATTAGTTTCGTTTTCATATTTTTCATCTTCCCAATTATCATAATCTCTTTGATAAGATTATTTGACAACTGTTGAAGCCTTTGAAACTTTAACGAGTCTATAAATCAGAATATCTTATACTTTCATGGTGAATTTACAAGGATTTTTGGAACGGTTAAACAATTATATTATATTATAGTATAATATGGATTCTAATAAAAAAATTAAACTAAATCCACCATCACCGCCTTCTTATTTTGGTACGCATGCGGATGGTAAATCTGTTGATTCAAGTTCAGTTAGGGTGTTAACTCACGCCGAACTTGAAGAAGCGCGAGTTGAATCAAAAAAAATCATGGCGAATATTCGTGCCGCGAAATTCAGATGGACGGCCTATGAATATGCGGAAGAAAAAAAATGTGATAAAATTAAAAATAAGAAAAACTGCGTAAGAGCCCCGGTTAAATTTACACGTGTCAAATCTTTTCCAACATTTGTACCCTTAACAGAGTCCTACTTATCCCAAGCCGAAAAAGATAAAAACAACCCAATACTGAGTAACGGAGCTGTGTGGGTATCTCCATTAGCACCACTATTACCGCCCCCGCGCAAAACGGACTCCTCTGATGAAACAGAATCAGACTCCTCTGATGAAACAGACTCAGATGAACCAAAATGCAAGGATCCGGGTACCTGTATCATTGCCGGGGGTACGCGTAGAATGCGATATAACAAAAAACAAAATAAACAATCAAAACGTAGATTTAGATCTAGAGTATCTACCTCTAATTTACGACGATATAGTAAATCTAAACGTATATCCAGAAAAAGATTACATAAATGTAGATAGTCCGTTTCAATTAATCAAATTCATTAACTCAACGTACTCATTGAAATTATCATAGTACGAATATCCATTGATTTCATCGATTTTATCTGCAGGTATTTCAAACAATTCTTTTATTATGAATACACCTACTCCCCGATAACATGGATTATTATATACGGTCAGTGTAAATTTATCCGTATAATTTTTTAATATATAAAACACTACTTTCCAAATATCGCCGGTCCACGGTTCACCATATTTCAAAATATTATTCTCGTAATAATGTTTATTCGGTATTTTCAATTGTTCATTATAATTCGCAGGCAAAATATCATCAAGCATCATTACTCCGCCAATACATAATATTTTAAGACTATTATTAATATCATCTAAAATATATTCGGCTTGATGCATCCCATCAATAAATATCGCACCAAGTTCGCCTGGCTTTATATCACACGTTTCGAAAAAATCATTGGATTTAGCAATAACAAGATTTGGATCTTCGAATTTTGGATCAGGATCAACCCCGATTTTCCGTCGATTGAAGTGAACATGTTGGAATGTTGTGCCATATTCAACCCCAATTTCAACATATAAATCTTCGGGGTTCGTATGCTTATTTATAATTTCATATCTATTTGTCATTTGGGTATTATATTTCACCAAGGTAATTGGGTTTGTTGGTTTTATTTGTTCAACTATGGTCAATCCATCGTTCGATTCTTTCAAAATCTCGTAATTATCGCAACTACGATAAATGGTATGAAAAAATGCTTCCATTTCATCCATAGTCACATCATTCATATAATAACATTTCATTCTTGAAAAATCCAATTTATCTAATGCAGCACATAACATTGTTATATCATGCGTAATATCCAAAACGATAAAATCATATGTCTCTATTTTATATAATTCGCGAATCTTATCCAGATTCTTGTATAGCCAATTAATATCCAAAATACAATATTGTTTCGTAAAATTCAAATTTATCAATTTATTGCAATATTTCGGTTGATATTCTGGCCCACGTTTCCACAATTTAACATGATTATCTAAATATGATTCATTTTCGTATGCATCCAATTCTTTCATACGAGCATGTACTTTATATACATCATAACATTGACGAAACAAATTGCCGGGAGAAATCCTATTAATTTCCGAATTACGGATCAATGAGAAATTGTTATTACCTTCATTCATATATTGAACATATCCAATTTTAGGTATTTTTGCCATGGTCGTATTGACTGCCGTTCTAATAAGTAATTCATGATCATCGCATATCGGCAAAAATTCGCAATAATTTCCGATTTCGTGTAATGTACTTGCTCGCCAAATTCTAGGATGGTTTGGAACAGAAACAATATGCGATAAGGTAATATTGTTTATTTGTGGCGTATTATATACAAATCGCCATTTCCCCAAGAATTTCTCGCAATAATATCCGCCATAACCTTTACTTATAAAATCACCATACCTGAAATTCTCGCCGTTTTCATAAATGTTAATGAAGTCGGTGTATACAAACCCAACACCCTCGTCGTCTTCAAATACTTTAACTGCATCTTTTAATGTATCCGGTAAAATTTCATCATCATGATCGAGTTCTAGTACATATCGTCCACGGCATAGAGATGTTGCTTCGTTCTTGACATTCCCGATATTCCCGCTATTCTCACTGCGTTTATATAGACGAACCCGGCTATCATTTTTAAATAATCGTTTTAGAAAATTAAAATGCGCATCTGTCGGAGAATCATCGAGAATTACCCATTCCCAATCACGATAATTCTGGACTTTTAGACTATCATATGCTCTATGTATTTTCTCATAGGAATTATAACATGTTGTCATTACTGAAAATCCAGGACGGGTTAATTCATGACGTAATGTAATGTTATGCATATAACAAAAATTTACTCCTGAATTAAATGAATCTACGTGCGGCAATGTCGTATAATGGATCCATCTTTTTCGCATTCTTGAAACAATTATACTATTCACATCATCGAAATATTCTGATTCATTCGGGCCTAGGGTGACTAATAAATGATAACTTGAATCGAATAATTTTAATAATTGTTGTTTTGAATCTGTAATTATATGTATATTGCAATTAAACGCTTCTTTATTTGTCTCGAAATATGTATCCATTGTGGCGGCATACTTTTTGTATCGAAACACGATAATATTCGGGTATTTCATTTGTATTAAGTTGGAAAGGCGTTTTTAAATACTTTGTTATTATATTGTTATATTGTTATATTGTTATATTGTTATATTGTTATCATAAATTGGTGGCATCAACCAACGCAATTAAACATTGTTCGATTTCGTCAACATCATATTTCAAATATAATTGCTGTACTTTTGCGGGTGAAATGATACCGCTTTTCATATTTTCAAAATAATGATTGTATTGCGTGAAATCTATGTTTGTATCGCGGTATTTATGTTCAACCATTTCTCTAATAATTTTAACAGATGCATTTACAAAATTCAATGTATAATCGATTCTGCCTGCTCGTAAAAAGGCTTTATCTATTTTTTCAATATGGTTGGTTGTAAAACATGTCATTGATTTATGACGTTCATTGATTCCGTCTTGAAAATTCAATATAAAATCAAGCGATAATTCATCTACCGGTTTTATTGTTTTGATATATTCTTCCATCTGAACTTTAAAATCGGGGTCAGATGCCTTGTGTTGTTGCATTGATGGTGTTGTTGCTGCTGTTGTTGTTGCTATATTTCGCGATTTAAGTACATTGTCCGAATTTGCATCGAAATCTTCGACGATAAAACATAAATCTTCCAGACCATATACCGTTCCATTAATTTTTGTGGAAAATGCTTCACGGAAATCGGTACAGGTTTTTAACAAAGACCAGCGTATCAATACTCCTATTCTTCCAGTCCGATTCAAAATACCGCGAATTGTGCACGATTTTCCGCAACCTGGTTCGCCGTATAATAAAATTCCCGCTTTGTATGTAATCCCATTATCTTCGTACACTGCTTCATATTTCTGCTTGTCTTCATCCGAAATATATTTTGAAAATTGATCAATATATTTAATGAAGTTAGATTTATCTTCAAAGAAAATATTTTTATCAAGATGTTTATTACTTTTGAAATTAAATTGTTTATATACCGATTTACCTCGCCCATCTTCATCTTGTTCCGTTTTGGTATATTCGAATATCGGTGTTTTATTTATATTTATTTCCTTTTCGTATTCAATGATACAACTATCGATAAATTGTTCAAGAATTCGCAATTTATTTAGTTCTGGTGTTGATAATTTATATGCATAATTTTTATTCAATGATTTATTAGTATTATTACTGCTGCTATTATTATTATTATTATTATTGCGACTACTATTATTATCTTTGGATTCTTTTTCGGGTTCAGTAATAATGATTTCAATGTAAATATTATTTTTTTTACAAATGAGAAATTTTTGATTTTGAGTGGGTAAATAAATGAATTCATCCTGTTGTTTTGTATTGTCTCGTTCTAATGGATGTGATGGATTATATATAATTTCAGTAACATTCGATACTTGTCTCGAATTGAAATTTATTAAAAAATGAGTTAGTGAATCGAATTTAATACTATGTACTGTTTTTGTCGTTTCTTTCAATCCATACATATAAGTATATGAAATTTGTTTATGTTGTGGTATCGTTAACGAACTTTCTTTTGATATTAACAATAAACCGGATATATATTCTTGTATCTTTTCTGTATTCATCAATTTGAATACGAGATATAACAGACCTATTATAAATAAATTGTTTATATTCATATCTATTTTTGTCGCGAGTTCGTTGAAGATTTTCGAATAAAGTGTTATTTGTAAAATATGTAATGGATCCATTATGTATTGTTAATAATATTATTGGATTGTATCTATATTGTTTGTAATGTGTATTTGTCTATATTTTACAAAAAATTGATTTAAAAACTTATTCAATGTTTATTGTAACTCAAACACCTCAATGTCATCGTATACTTTTAAATGGAAGCCTGTTGCTTTAGCAACGCGCGGCGAAAAATGCAGAATGATTGGTACTCATATTGCATGGTTAGCACATCATAAACAAATGTTTATGATTTGTCCGGATACTGCGGATATTGATCGACGGTTTGAATATAACGATGAACTCTATTTCAATTCGTTTCATGAAATCGTGGCGATTCTCAAAACATTTTGTCCCGAGGAACGTTCGAAAATATTGACCAATGTATTCTTGGAAGTGATTGCGCAATATCCACATTGTGCTGAATGGATAAAGTATGTTCAAGTCGATCATTTTATCGCAGACGAATTGATCGAATCGACTTGGCCTTTTTGGCCAATTGAATTTCTGTATATCGCGCAATTAGATACGTTGATGTCACGTGATCGTAAATTTACTACACAATTTTATTTATCCGATCCATTGTTGTATTACGGACGATGTCCATGTAGTCAATGCGGGATCGAGTGGACTGCTGAAAAAAGTCGCCGGGATGCAAAACCGAGAGTTGTTTGTTTGACTCCGGTCCTTGTTTCTGGGAAAAAATATTTGAAAGAGTATGATTGCGATGACGTTTATGATGCTTTTACACATCAATATATCGGCAAATGGTCGTCTATTGATACTACTTCTAGTCCGCGTTCTCAATAATGTGTTTTGTTGTATTGTTGTTGAGTATATATTATATTTTTTTGTTGATATAATATATAATGGATTCATTGTGTAAATATCGCGATGCATTGGGTATACCCGGTCAAGGTATTCATTCATACCGTATTTTCAATATCGCAATTGCAGATGTAGTTATGACGTTAATTGGCTCAATTTTCATATCTTATTTATTCAAATTATCATATATTCGCAGTGCTATTTTATTATTTCTTTTAGGGATTGTTTTGCATCAAGTTTTTTGTGTAAGAACTACCGTAAACAAAATTTTATTTCCTTAATCTTCTAGATCTCTTATGGTGACGTCTTGTTCTGTGTATTTTTTTATTTCTTCGTGTTTTATTGCCACGACCTGTTGCTGCTACTGCAATTGCTTCTTCAATTTGTTGATCTGCATCACTAATTATTTCTTCTTCTAATCCATCTCCTACTTGTACCCTATACGCAGCGTCTTGTGCAATCGGATCCGCTATGTCATAATCTAATCCTCTATCTACTGCTAACATAAGAATATGCGCATTCATAAAAGTCGGAGTCATTGTGTCTAATACTTGATCGTCAACATAATCTTCTTCTGGTGCTTCATTATATTTTTCAAGTAATTTATTGTAATTTAATCCAGTTCTATTAAAATCTAGTCGTGTAATTGGGCTTCGCATAGGCGACAATAAAGTTCCATCCTCAATATTTTTTCCTTTCTTGATCCTCTCAATTAAAAATCGTCGTATATGGCCTTTATTATAACATTGTCCATCTGATAACAAAACTATATTTTTTTTATTTATATTTGCAATTTTGACTAAAGATATTGGACATACCTGATTATTGCATTTACTTCGTTTTGATTTTTTACCGGGCATTTATATTATATCAACACTTTTATTTCCTCGATCTTCTAGTTTATCGATGAAATTAAAAAAAATCGTTTGAATTTTTTGATTCCATCTTTCGTATATCCATCACTTTTTCGAATCGGTTGCATTTGAAATCCGTAGACGTGTAATATTTGACGTACTAAATTCAATAATGGAAACTTTTGTTTATTTTCCGCATCTTTTTGTAAACTCGTTAATGAAGTTGAACATAATATTGTTTTTAGTTCAGGAAGATATTGTTTTATTTCGGTTTCGTATAACATATCATTAAGTAATTGTTCTCGCGGTACTTCTTGATCTTGTGGTTGATCGATTCCTACTTTATCCAAGATTTTTTTACTTATTTCATCCATTTTGCTAAATAAAAATATTTTATTTTTTTTGTTTTATTTCGATTGATTTTTTATTGACATGCGCAGTATAGTAGCTATGTTATCCTACATCGGTATTATGCCCGGAATATGTGTTCCGTTAAAATTATTTTTTAAGAATTTTTGTTAAATTTATAAGGTGTAAGGTTATCTCTTTTTACTTTTTTGTAATAAATTCCAAGCCACTTGTTCCGCCCGTCTTTCTATTTTAAGTTTTTCATAAGCTTCAAGTTTTTCCCACAATTCTTCAAAAGTGCCGTTCAAATCTATACAATTTACACAATCCGACATTTGAATGAGTGAAGCCGTGCGGATTTGAAGATCTGAAACTTGTTTGATTCCAAAATCATGGAATAATTCAAAACGAAGATCAAACTCGCGCTGTAAACTAATTTTATAAACATGCCGATTATATGCCTCGTCTTGATCCCTATATTTCGCGAAAAGATAATCGTCACTTGTAAATTGCTCACTTTTAAGCTCTTCTTTAAGAACCTTGATCCGATCACATTGCATTTGTATCGCCGTGTATTTCGCAAGTTCCTTCTGGTACGATTCCACGGCAGTTATATTTACAGGGTCGGTCGCTGCTATTAGTTGATGACAACTTTGAATACATGTAGCATTGAGTAATATCGCATCATCTTCTTCCTTTTTTTCAGCAGCTATCCGCTTGTTGTCTTCCTTTACATTTATTGCGGCACCTGTATCATCGTAGAAGAAATCATCATCGGAGTTGGAATCCTCGTCCGATCCATACCGATGATGATGTCTAATTATACGACGAAACGCGGACATGTTATAGTTGAAATAATAATAATAAAATATATTGATTGGTTGTGTTGGGATAAGTATAATAATGGATTTAAAAAGCATTTCAATTTTTTTACAACTCTTTATAATAAACCAAATGCAGGAATAGAATACGTTTCCCCTCGTTTCACGTATTTTGCAATGATTTTTGGATTTATTTTATTACTTACAATATCTTCTGCTTGATATACGTTCATGTTTTTATCAATATAATAAATAATTCCTTGAATATCCTGCGCCCAAACTTCGATTTTCAAATGGTTTGGTTCAATATTTTTATCCACCTCATCATCAATAATTCCGTGTGGGGTTCCTTTCAAATGTGTTCCACAATATTCATTTTCGACCTTTTTGCGGCGGGTACATTGTTCTCCACATGCCCTATTTGCACAACAACGATCGAAAAACGGGACGATATTTTTAACTCTTTTTCGTTTCATGAAATCATCTTTTGTGAATTCTAATCTATCATAATCGTAAATGTATTGTAATAAATGATTCATTTGTTCATTTTTTAATCCTAATTCAATCGATTTATCACGAATTCCATCTTTAAATGCAATTGTATACATATCCAATTTTTTATTAATTCGACGGTCCATTTTATTATTGTATTGTTGTTTTTGGATTTGATTGTTTAATTATAATATAAAAATTTTTAGATCAATTTTTTATATTATATAAAGTGAAATTCAATTATCTAAAGACGTGTGCCGACGTTCTGGTTATGGATAGCTGTAGAATCAGAACTATCAGCATCCGCAGGAGCAGCACCAGTGCCAACAATGAATCTAACCAAATATTTACGCGCGATCGCGTGGAATGTGCCTTGAACCAAATTAACGTTCGATCCGAAAACGGCTTGAGCATCACTAGAATTCATGGTAATAATACATTCAAGCACGTCACCCGATTGGATAGGGAGGTACCATTTATTTGGAGACACAATCGAATCAGGTTGGGACATGCTACCTGAACCCACCCTGAATCTTTCTGGCGCGTTTTCCATCAACTGCTTGTAGAGGAAATAGCATAAACTTTGTTGCTGAGCATCAATTTCAACTCCGGCCGATTCCATATCTAAATCAGATACAGATGCTTGGATCATGGGCATAACTTGGGTATCATTGAAGGTCTTATCAAATACAGGCATTTCACCAGCAAACGTGACGATCGATGTTTGGGTAAAGAAATTACCGGCATTTGTGTCACCAAAGCAAGAATACCCCAAATATCCCAAATAATCAGCAGCGATAGACGAATTTAAAGACATATCTGCATATCCAATACCATTTGTATAGGTAGTAGCAAGGGAAAGACTACCTTGAGTGGCAAGGCTCAACAATGGGGCAGTAGCACCAGTAATAGTTGTTTGTGTGGGGAAATTTGTCGAGATTTGTGCATCACATCCGGCACTATGTAGTTTAACTGTCCCTAGTGCATATGGGAGGAAATTTTGTGATGCATCACAACCAGCAACATCAATTTCGTACAATGTGTTACTAGTAGAATTAGGCGACACGCCATTTGTTACAGTAAACGTAAAAGCCGTGGTAAATGCATCCGGTAAGTTAACCCAAACAATTGCATTGTAGGACAAGTCCAAATTCGTCTCGGACGTGCTAAGGTCGTTAGCCATGGTGAAATCCGCGTTCCATACGGACATGTTGAAAACACAACCAAGAGTGTCGGGTGTGAGTGCCATATTATAATATACACTAAGCTAATTATTTTTACAAAAATTTTGATTATAATAATTAATCAATTAAATGTACCATCACTTGGATCATCTACTAACGCAGAATATTCGAAATTATTATATAATGTATCCTGAATATTTCCGGTTCCTGGATCAATTGTTTCTTCTATTTCCACATTATTATTCGGATTTGATGGTGGATGTTGAGGATTTGTTCCTGCAATAATTTGTGCTAATTTATCGGGATCAAAAATTAAATTTTCCGGAACTCCGTATAACGTAATATATTCTAAATATTCTGGTCTAATATTAAGTGTTGGAACTGTATATGTCGCTCCAGAAAACAATTGCATATGTTTTCCTAAATGTTCAATATATTCTTTTAATAATACCCTATCGTGAAGTATATCATATCCTTCTTTATATGTGATTATTTGTTGCTGTAAATTTTGTAATAATTGTGTTTGAATTACACATTGCATTAATCCCGTTAAAGTAGACGTAAGTGATTTTCTTATTTGTTCGTAACATGGATAATTTAGATTTTGTAATTTATATAATCCTACTGCTAACGCATTATAATCATTCATATCTAAATTTTGAATAACATAATTAAAATCTCCTAATGCATAAGCTTGCAATATCTTGGTGATTTGTTTAAAACATGATGATAATACTAAATCACAATAAATATTTCCTCCCCCATTTCCACCTGTATTGTTATTGTTATATGTAAACATCGGTTTAGATTTTATATTTGCATACATTTATCTATCAACGTAATTTGGGTTTTAATATATCCACGCATTATTTTTTCAATTCTCCTAGATTCAACTTTTCGGTTTCTTGGGTTTATAAGCACGTTTTATTTTTATGGTTTGAACTTCTTTATTTTCCTTAACTTTTTCTAATAAAAGATCATGTTCATCTTCCTTAATATCTTTTTCTGCTACATCTTCTATAATTGAAATATTATCAATACCAATATTCAACGTTATATTTTCTGGGGCAGAGCATTCATCGGGCGACACAATTTCAGGAAATAAATTTTGCAGTCCTGAATTGGTAGTATTAGTAGTAGTAGTAGTATTAGTAGGACTTGATGTGGTCATACTGTTATGCAGTTCAACCAATAAAGTATTGTCTACATTATCATCTGCAATATCGTGCAGATGATCGGTATCATCGAACTTAATATCGTTATTGATTTGACTGAACATGAGTTGCAGTTTAGTGGTAAATCGTTTTAGATATTTATTGTGTAATTTATGGAAGAATTCAATGTACGTCACAAAAAGCACCAATTTTTCTCTCATGATTACTATATTAAAATTAAAAGTGGTGACAAAATTATCGATATTCAGTCCTGTATTATTCTTTACTTTATGCGCATCTAGATCGCGTTCTTTATTAATGATACATCCATTAATCGAATGCAATAATGTAATAATAATTTCATGGATATTTTGGATAATTTCGAAATTGTATAATTTAAATGGTTCTAGATCTTTATATACGGGATAATTATTACTAATTTTAATTAAATCCAATAATTTGGGATCAGTGATATTATTTGAAATGTACTCAATGATAATCTTATACAATTTAAAATATTCACAGTACATTCGATTTGTGATTGCTAAAAAGAGGCGATTCATATCTTCATATTCAATATCAATAAGTTTTCCTTGAAAATGAAATGAATCTAATCCAAAAATAAAGATCGATTGTTTATTATTTTTAATAAATTCGGCGTAAATTTCTTTCAATTTATTGATTTTTTGAATTAAAGTATCCAAGGTTTTAATATTATTGTCTTTTAACCCCACAATATTCGTAAAATCTCGCGCCAATTGATTTAATCGTGTGTCCATTATTGTTATTTATATTTATGCTTATGTATATGTTATATTTATATATTGTTATTTATATAAATATATCCGTAAATTATGAATGATTCTACCGATAATAATACAAAACAAAATATCGATGATATGGTTACTATGCCGCTGAAAGAAGTGGCGTGGACAACGGAACATGAAGATATTTTAATTGAATGGGCGGATAAAGCAATGTGTTATCGATGGTTACATTCGCGTTCAAATGCACTATATTCGAATTTAAATGCATGGTATACGATCCCGGTAATTATTATTTCTACACTTACCGGAACTGCGAATTTTGCACAAGAACGTGTCCCCATTAATTACCAGAATTATTTTGTTATGTTAGTTGGAGGCTTCAATATTCTAGCGGGGATTATCAGTACAATTCAACAATTTTTAAAGGTGACTCAATTAACCGAAGCACATCGTGTAAGTAGTATTGCATGGGATAAGTTTTATAGGAATGTGAAGATTGAATTGGCAAAACATCCTCTTGAACGAACTAATGTGACTATGATGATAAAAATATGTAAAGAAGAATTCGATCGGTTGATGGAAACGAGTCCTGTTATTCCGGATAAGATTATCCATGAATTTAAAGCATCGTTTAAAAATTCCGAGAGTTTTAAAGAGGTTGTTAAACCTGAAATATGTGATGTTATGATATCCACTGAACAATTTAGGAATCCGTGGTCGAATTCTGAAAATCAGGAAAAAAATATGCAAGAATTAATTAATATGCGTCAAGCTAGAGAAAGTAAACAGAAAAGCATTGCCAATGCAAACACGTTGATGCTCGGTGAATTCAAGAAAACATTTTTCGATTTGCATAACCGTGAACCTATGGATTCTGAAATTATAGATAATTTGAAAGATCGGATCGAATTATCTGTATTGACTAAATTGATTGGTTCCTATAAGGATTCCAGTGCCATTAATAATGTATAATGGTTGAGATATTGATTGAATTACGCCAAAACTATAACCGATAAAACCAAAAATGCGTAGAATGATAAATATATTCCGTAAACATTTTGTCCTATCCCGTAAAAATTAAGTATTTGACTTATTATATAATACATAATATATGTTATTAACACAATGCTTATTATTTTTGTTAAGGTCATTTTAATATAGTTAGAAATAAATATTACTACTTTATCATACAATGATATGTATCTGTTTCTAAATTATTATCAATATTATGCGATGTCAATGCGGTATGTTGTTCAAACATCTTTAATGCCCAGAAATTCTGGTAATACATGCTATCATAATCGTAATTCATTGTCCATGCCTTGGTAGCATTTCTATCACTTGTATTATTGTAGTACATATGTCCCGTAAATATCGCAAATCGAACAATACCACCTTTATCATATTTTCCAAATTCATCTGTTATTTGAACATTATCATTTACGATTTCGACTTTTTTACCCAATGACCATGATCCCAATTTTACTGCTTCATAATAATCGGTGAAATAATAATAGGCACCAGTATCTATAATATCATTGTCATTGGTTGCAGATTGACCGAATATTAATTTAAAATTAAGCATTCTATGATGACATCCGGTATACGCTACCGCGGGAATTTCAATATTATCGTCGTTTATATCAGTTAAATATATAAAATCTGTATTATTCATGAAAAAATTAGTTACAGTCTTGTCAATCTTGAAATTGCAAACTGATTTATAATTTACAATTTCATCAATAAGCGTTAACCACATATCATTATTTCTACTTAATTTATGACTTTCTATTTGATACGATGAACAATCGAAAAAAAGGTAAAAATCCGCACCATTTTGTATAAACCCGTTGCAAACATACGAATTGATTTGTGATTGATTTGCTTTGGTTTTTGAATACGCCGTAAATAGAATGTTCAATAAACAATCACATAACGCCATAATATCAACTCCTTTAGTATAATCGAATTCGGGGAATTTAACTAGATCCGGCGATTCTTCGTGAATACTGTTATATTTTTGCAAAATAAATTGCAAGAATGGATGTTGTCCAGTAACATTGACGTGGTACGCGCATAAATGAATTGTGCCCGTTTCATATCCATTATCGTTAATAATTTGGGCAAGTTCTCCCGTATTTTGATTCAGACGTGTTTTTACAGCAGGATAATCATAGAACTGTAGAATGCTTTTACCTTCATCGTCTTCGTCTTCGTCGTGTTTTATATTATTGTCGTCGATATATTGTAATAAATCATTACGACTTTCTTCATATAATTGATTCATCCGACCCCGCATATCATTATATTCTTCCATATCTGAATCTGTTTCCGAGCCCGAGTCAGTGTCGGCGCCAGTACCAGTGTCAGTACCAGTACCAGTGTCAGTACCAGTGTCAGTACCAGTACCGGCATCATTATCCACTTGTCGTTCCGTAAAAAATACCGATCCAGGTCCAGATCCAGATTTAAGACTTGGTAACATTATTATTATGTTAGTATTATGAATAATCATAACATAAATTCTAAATTGTTTATTTTGTATTATCTATTTATCTATTTTACGTATCACCGTTTCTTTAATTTGTTCTTCCCGTTGTTCTAAAATAAATTTAGTCACTTCCTCTGCCTTATTTGGATTGGATGCATAATATGTTTGTAATGCCGCGACCAATGATTTTGAATTGATTGGTTTTTTCGTAGTGGTTTTTTTATACATTAAACTCCCTCCATTAATATCAAAACAATCAATTGAATTTTGTTTCATAGTTGACATCAGCATTTCGGTCAATGCTTTCTTTTTATTTCGTCGTTCTTTTATTTCAGATTGTAGTTTTGATATTTCTGTATCATTTTTTAACCATTCTTTTATACTCGCAACTAATTGTTCTTTTGTATCCATTGGTTGGTGTTTTGTTGTTTTGTTATTATAATATCAATTATGTTTCTATATTTTTTACGGTATTATTGTTATTATTTGACTTATGATGACGCTTACATAATTTATCTTGGAAAATGTTAAGTCCACACAGTCCTCCTTTATTTGGTCCCGATTTTAGAATTTGGCAACATTTATCTTCTACTATGACCAATTCTGGTTCTGGTTCTACATCATTTATCACTATTGTAGATATATTAGGTTCTTTTGATTGTTTGGCGGATTGTTTGGCTATTTTAGCAGATTGTTTGGCAGATTGTTTCGCTATTTTAGCAGATTGTCTAGCAATTTTAGCAGATTGTCTGGCAATTTTAGCTGATTGTCTGGCAATTTTAGCTGATTCTTGTGCAGTTTTTTGCGCGGATTTAATCGCCGCTTTTTCATCCGCGAGTTTTTGTTTAGCATCCATCATTTTTTTCTTCATTTCTTTCATTTCTTTTATCTTCAATTCTTTTGCGGCTTCCTTTTGGCCATAATATTTATGATATACGCAATAATATTTATTGTTTTCGGGTATTAATACTACATGAGTATTTAGACAATTTTGAACACAACATTCACCTTCTACATAATCTCGTAGATCTCCTGTTCTTTTAATAACCAATGATTCGTCGAAAAAATTGACCCCGTGTACTTTTTTTACATGTTCATCTTTATAATACGGCAATAAATTATTCTGTACATGTCTACAATAAGGACACCTTATTTCAACAGATTTTAACGCCCGACTTTCCATTGCATTATATTTTTTCTTATGATTCAAAATATCATTATATAATGGTATATAATTGAATTTATGGTTACAATCCAGTGTCACGAAATTTTTAATTAATGGACTGTATGTAATTAAACATAATTGATTTTCTTGTTCTTGTTCTTGCGCTTGATCATTATCTTCGTCTAACGATTTATATAATTCGCTATAAAAATCAATACCGCCTTCAATAATATATTTCGCCATTATTTATTATTGCGCAATGTCTTTATGTTTTTTATATTACATAATTATATTATAAATGTCACCTCCCACTGAATGGGGGCCACCAGTTTGGACATTATTTCATACCTTGGCCGAAAAAATAAATCCGGATAAGTTTAGCGTTCTTTCCCCGCAACTATTTTTTTTTATTAAACGGATATGTGCATCATTGCCGTGTCCCGAATGTTCGCAACATGCAGTCACTTTTTTAGGAAAAGTTAATTTTTCTAATATTAAAACCAAAACGGATTTACAGAATATACTTTATATTTTTCATAATATCGTAAATAAAAGAAAAAATAAAGCAGTATTTAATCGTGATATTGTATCTGCTCAATATGCTGGCAATAATATGATTAATGTATATAATAAATTTATTAGCGTATACCAGACTAAAGGTAATTTGAAATTGTTGGCGGATAGTTTTCAACGCCGTCTTGTTATACAAGATTTTAAAAAGTGGATAATTGCAAATATAAGTAATTTTATGTAGTCTTATTATTGATGTTTTATTGAGTTTTAGTTGTGCTACCAATCATTTCGCCGTTTTTATACACGGCACATTTAAAGGTTTGTTTACTTGGCATTGAACAAACCGATTTTGTACTAGATATTTCATTAAAAAATAAATATTTTTGAAGTCCCGACCAATAATATCCTGATGCGGTAAGTGCTCCTATAGCTGCCCCGGGCAATAATTCGGTCAGTACATCCATCAAATTTGTAATACAGTTTTGTTGAAATCGAAGAAATATATCTAATAACAAATAGAATATTAAACTTCCAAATATCCAGATATTATAGTCGCCGTTTGTATACATGGGTAAACAAACATACATAATTGTAAATGCCATAATATATATGCTATATCCTATTGGGTTACCATAATTGCTAAATTTCCATTCCACCATGGTACATATTTCAGGTTTAGTTGTTGATGATTTATCTTTACTGTGCAATATTGCCCCCGACCACATGTATACTGCCTCTCTAACAAGTGTTGCCACTAGCATCCACCCGATAAAAATAAGTCCTTTGAAATTTTGAAATAGGATTGACATACCAAGCCCACCAAATGCGAGAAATAATGGACTATAACAACTAACAAAAAAAATGACGCTAATCGGTTTCAATAAATTCAATGGATTGTATTGTTTATCATTATCGTCATTTTTATTGACCGCATCCACTTCTATTGGTGATTCGACTGCTTCTACTGTAGATAGCTTGGCTGCATCTTTTTCGTTAATGTCATTGGATTGAGGTCGTCGATGTAGATCTGCTGCCATAATTGTTTAATTGGGTAATATCCGTATAAATATAATATATAATAACCAACGATAATAAATTTATTGTTCTAATATCAAATCAAAAACTTCTTGGATTTTTGATACGGGATAAAATTGGATATTTTTATCTTTTAATAGTGCGGTTTCTGCATATTTTTCCATAAATTTATCAAAATCGCGTTTGTTTTCTTCAGGAAATATAAATGCAGTAACCCCTGCTTTTATAGATCCCGTAATTTTATGATCTAATCCTCCAATCGCAGTTACAGAACCGTCTAATGTTATCTCTCCTGTCATTGCAAAATTATATTTTATTTTCCTATTATTCAATAAACTATAAATAACAGTGGTAATACATGATCCGGCAGATGGCCCGTTTTTCGAAACACTGCCTTCGGGCGTGTGCATATGAATGCCGTATTTACTGGCGGTTTTACTATTATACATATCATTTATAATAATACGCCGATCTGGTGGGGTTAAACTGTATGCCAATGTGAGCGCGACATTCATCGATTCTTGCATAACATCGCCTTGCATTCCCGTTAATTTCAAATTCATAAATGTTTCACATGGATAAAATTTCGCTTCAATGGGTAATGTCCCGCCTTGTCCCATTGCATTTGCCCACATTCCGTTTGCGATTCCAATACGACTTTCTCCGTGTATTTTTTTAATGCGGGCTTCTTGTTTATCTTTAAAATATTTATTTTTAATGTCGTCAATTGTTATTTTAATCGGGAAATCAATGTTAATATATGATGACTGGTTTTTAAGAATATCGATATTTATATCACCTACAATTTCAAACAATTTTTCTTTCATTTTTCTTACACCTGATTCACATGTATAATTCTCAATGATAAATTTTATGGCATCATCATTAAAATGAATCATGTCTTCCAATCCAAACTTTTTATATATTTCTGGTAACATATGTGTATTTGCGACAACCAATTTATCTTCCAATGACAAATTGGTGAATTTAATTCGATGAATGCGATCCAATAATATCTTATCAATGGCTTCCGGATCATTGTACGAGAGAATAAATAAAACTTTTGATAAATCTAAATCTATTCCTGAAAAATATTTATCTTGAAATGAATCGTTTTGGGTAGAATCTAATAAATGGGTTAATATTCCCACGATTTCCCGCCCGTGTTCTGTTTTACTTATTTTATCCACTTCATCGATGAAAATAATCGGGTTCATGCATTTTTTATCCATTAAAATCTGGACAATACTTCCCCACGTCGATCCGACATACGTATAATTATGGCCATGTAAAGTGCTACCATTTGCATCTCCTCCCATTGCGATCATTGCAAAGGGGCGACTATTTCCCAATTCATCCTTTAAACAATTGGATAATCCTCGTTTTGCTAATGATGTTTTACCCAAGCCTGGCGCGCCTTCAAAACCAAAACAGTAACCGTCGTGATTTCCGTTTACCCATTGCGCGATAATCTTTTCGATTTGTCCTTTTGCTTTTTCATGTCCGTATACGGCTTCATCCAAGGTAATTCGGACATTTTTAATATATTCTGTAATTGTATTAAACTTTTCGGTGATGTGATCTATTTTTTTAGATGTTAAGGATGGGGGTGAATGTGAGGATGGCGACGGGTTATTAATTTTACACAATTTATTTATTTCGTCGATTATTGGCGTATCTGCATGATTTTTATAACATCTATTGATAAAATCGGCGATAATGGTACAAAGTTCCGTCTTTTTTTTGCCAGAATATGTTATTTTATGTATACCCGGTATTTTCTGAGAAACTATAATATTATTTAATTTCATAATATTCATAATTAATTCATTCTTATCAAGATTTATAGTTAATGCATTAACTAATATCGCAATTAATATCATTTTATTATTTGGTTCGGGTTGGTCATTGTTCGCCTTTATCATTTTAATATATTTGACTATTTCAAGACTCGTATATTTATCTTTTTGGGGAATAGATGTTACTGTGTTTGTTGTAATTAACTCTAAAAATCGACGCCGTATGTCATCCATGATAAACATAACTGGTTCTTTTATGTACACATTAAAAGGGATTTTTAATAACCCGTCAAGATATTGTCGTGATTTTGATCCCGAATCTTCCGATTTTGCTTTAATTTCTTTTAATTTCATCATTGCTCGTTCTTTTACAGAATCGGGTGCTTTTAATAAACATATTTGTTGTTCTAACGGTATTTTATTTATGTCAAAATTGGATAAATCGTTGGTATATTGTATCGTTTTTTTCATCGCGTCGCGAAAATATTGTTTTATCGACCATGGAAAACTATCAAACAACATAACTTGTTCATGTGTATCTATTGAACCATTGTTATCATTTGACAAAACATCGTACAATAAATACGCCATATATTTGTTATCTTGTGTCGTTACATTTATTAATAATTGTATTAATATATTTCGTTTAATATACAAATCAGAGGATATAAAATCGTTTACGGTATGAGCTAACGTTTTTTGTTTTATTGATTTATATTGATTTAAATATCCGTTATATTTATTATAAATGTCTATGAAATTTGAATTTGTTAAGTAATCTTTTAAGGTTAAAGACGTGATAAAATTATTAAATGTCTCACCTTGAAATTCGCTGTTATTTGGTTTATTAATAGGATTATTGATAATTTCTACCATTGAATTAATATATTTGTTGTTCAAAAATCCGATAATGATGTCATCTACAATACCATTAATTAATAACGTTGTTTTTAAAACGCTATTATAAATATACATTTTTATACCATATACTTTTAAATGAAACGGTTTTACATTCAACGAAATGTCGATACAATCTAAATTTTTTATTGTCGGGTCTACAAATTCATCTGAAAATACAAGTTTTTTATGTTTATGTATATCTTTATCTGCTGCTGCTGCTGCTGTTGCTGTTGTTGCTGTTGTTGCTGTTGTTGCTGTTGTTGCTGTTGTTGCTGTTGTTGCTGTTGTTGCTGTTGTTGCTGTTGTTGCTGTTGTTGCTGTTGTTGCTGTTGCAACAATCTCAATTTTAGATTCGGATTGTGATTTTGTGATGACGACGCGATAACTTGTTGGATGAAAATATTTTTTCAACAATTCATATTTTAATAAATCTGGATCGGGTATTATAATTGAATTGTTATTACCGAAACAAATGGTTAATAAATCTTCCAACGATTCTGTGCCATATATTTTTAATATGGCGGATAAATCATTATTTATTAATTGAAGTGAATTTATTATGGTTTCTGTATTGGATATGTGTGATATTTTTTTCACTTTTTCACTTAATATATTTAAAGAATTTATACACGAATTTACTTCACCAACTCCTAAAATATCTAACAATTTATTTCGATTTACATGAATAATGGTTTTTTGTATAATATCTTGGAAAAAATCCATCTTTTTATTCACTAAAATATTAATATCTTGTGGTATTGACGTGGTGGGATGTGGTAGTAATGGTAAATGGGCTAATATATTATTATTTTTTGGTTGTGGTTGTGGTTGTGGTGATGGCATTATTTTGCCATTCATTTTATACTTTATATATCGATATATTATATTATTAAACAATATTAAACACGATTTATTATAGTATAATAAAAAACAACTGATAATTATTTTCAATGGGTATTCCAAGCTACTTTTCGTATATTGTTAAAAACCATATTAATATTATACGAAAATTGGGTAAAAAAAGTATGATCATAAATAACCTGTATATGGACTGTAATTCTATTATTTATGATGCAGTCAGAACAATTGATTTCGCTAAGTTTACACCTTTGCACATTTCAAACGCCGACTTTGTCGGCGGAAATGAGTGCAAAGGCAACGTTACCATGCGCATTACAAATGCGCAAAGGTGTAAAGTGGGAGAATATACTGATGCAATTATTAGACAGGTTACTGTTAAAATTGAGGAATATATCGGCTTAATTGGTCCCGATAATTTAATTTATATTGCGTTTGATGGTGTAGCTCCTGTCGCGAAATTAGAACAACAGAGATCAAGACGATATAAATCATGGTATCAATCAGAAATCACAAAATCTATTTTTACTGCTACTGCCACTGCCACTGCTACTTCTAATAAAGCTACTAGTTGGAACACAACGGCGATTACCCCTGGTACCGAATTTATGGTTGAATTGAATAGGCGAATTCATGATTATTTTTCTGATACCTCTGCAAATTTAGAGAAATATAATGTTCAGAAAATTATTGTGTCTAGTAGTGATGAAGTCGGGGAAGGGGAGCATAAGATTTTTGAATATATTAGATTATTACCTGGTCTAGTATCTACTGAACGGTCAAATGAACAAAATAAAACGAGTGTGATTTATGGTCTGGATGCCGATCTAATAATGTTATCCATCAATCATTTACCTATTAACAAAAACATCTTTTTGTTTAGGGAAACCCCTGAATTTATTAAATCGATTGATAATTCTTTAGAACCCAATGAAACGTATTTAATGGATATTCCACTTCTAGCAGAAATCATTACTTTGGATATGAATAATGGCGCGGAATTAACTACAGCACAACAGAAGAATCGAATATATGATTATATATTCCTATGCTTCTTTTTAGGGAATGATTTTATGCCTCATTTTCCGGCATTGAATATTCGGACAGGAGGAGTTGATAAAATGTTGGGGGCATATAAAGCCACTATTGGATTAAGTGCGAATGAAAATTTGACGGACGGGAAACAAATATTTTGGAAAAATGTTCGGAAACTAGTTGCTTTTTTGGCAAATATGGAAGAAGAGTATTTTAAAAATGAAGCAAAATTGCGAGATAAAAGAGAAAGGTATGTGTTACCCGAAGAAACGGCGGAACAAAAATATATGAAGTTTGAGGCGATACCTACCTATGAACGCGAGACGGAGAAATATATTAATCCGTACAAAGTAGGGTGGCAATCGCGATATTATAAATCGTTGTTGAATGTGGATAGAGATGAAATTCGGTGCAAACAAATATCCCTTAATTATTTGCAAGGGTTAGAGTGGACAATGAAATATTATACTAGCGGCTGTCCTGATTGGAGATGGAAATATAATTATAATTATCCTCCACTTTTACAGGATTTATTGACTTATATACCTTATTTTGATACAGTATATATTAAGGATAATGGGGCAGTTGCGGTATCTCCATATACGCAATTAAGTTATGTATTGCCTCGTCAAAGTTTACACTTTTTACCGGAGAAAATATATCGTCGTTTAAAAGAAGATTATTCACATTGGTATCCAACGGATTGTGAATTTGTATGGGCATATTCGCGATATTTTTGGGAATCTCATGTTGAATTGCCTGAATTGGATATTGATGAAATCGAAACGGTTGTTTTGAATATATAATTATTGGATATAGAGTAGAAAATATTAGAAGAAAAAATAAAATATATTATTTTCGTTTTATTGTACTGCATTTTTTACTTCATAGTTTTTTTTGTATTTTACACATTTTCTCATTTCAAATGCCGATTTTTCAATAATAAAAAATTGATTTGAAATTTTAAATAATTATAAAAGGTAATTACCAAACAAAATACATATTATTAACCAAATACTTAACTTTATAATACCAAATAAAATGACAACAAATCTCCAAATTGGAGATGTTGGAGATGGAACGTTTAGTTTTATCAATAATGCCAATGAACGACGTATGTTGGCAAATGCATGGGCCGCAATCAATGAAACGGAGTCGTGGGCTTATATGTTACAAGAGCCAGAGCGCGGATATACGTGGTGTAATGATGCCCAATATAATAAAATACAAAACAAAATGGATGAACTGGACCCTGTTATATCTGGAAATCATAGTGGCTTTTCACTTGGATTTACTATGCGAACGATGCAAACAATTGCACAACACGGCATTGATGCAGTCGAGGCGATATATAAAGTGAAACCAAATTGACCAATTTGTTCTTGAGTATAAATAAGTATGTATAAATGTTCCAAAATGTAA